CTGACAATGACGGTATAGCCGTAAAAGCTCCCGCGAAGGAAGCAACCACCGTCTTCATCATCACCGGAACTGATCACTAGAGCGATGGGCTTGTATTGCCTATCCCGCGCGAGCAGGAACGGTCCTGCCCTGTGATCATTGTCACTCCAACGTCTTGCATACATCTTTATTTCCTTCGCTTCGACTCAAAGGGTTTCCGCTGGTGCTTTGACGGCTTTGGCTGCTGCCTTGGCCGCTTCCTTCGCATCCAGCGTGTTCTGGTGATCCGCCATCTGCTGCGGAGACAGGATAATCCCTGCGTGTGCCGCCATCTGTGCTTGGCCTTCCGGTGGAAGATCCTTGAACGCGATGGATTCGGACGGCGGCTTGTGGGCCTCGCCGGTTTCTGTCGGCTGGCTCTGCTTCATCGACAGTTCGGTCTGCTTGATCTGCAGTTCGAGCTGCTTCAGCGCCACTTCCATTTCGGTCATGATCGCGTCCCGCTGAGCCTTGAGGCCATCGGCTTCGGCCTTGCGTGCCGCTTCTGCCATCTTGGCCTGGAACTCGCCCTGCTGACGCTGCATGTCGAACTGCGCCTGCTGCGCCTTGATCTGCATGTCCTGCTGCTTGGACTGACTGTCGATCTGGGCGGCCTGTGCGTCTGCCTGCATCTTTGCGGCTGCTGCCTGCTGCGCCGGGTCCTGCGGCTCTCCTTGGGGCTGCTGAGCGGCTTGCTGAGCCTTCTTCTTGGCCTGCGCAACCATGTTCTCAAGCGTGTCTTCGACATTCCGGCCGAGCTTGAACAGTCGCGCGCTGGAAATGTAGATCTCAAGCGCCGCATCGGCCGGCAACGCGCCTTCCTGCACCAATGGCCCGACAGACGTGAAGTAAGCCGCGGAACCCTGAAGGAACTGCGCAATTTCCTGCTTCTGCTGCGTCAGATCGGCTCTGATGGTGGAATCGCTCTCCACATCGATGCGGTAGTACATCGAGAGCTTTTCCTTCATCAGCGCCATGACAGAGTTCTTCTGCTGGATGACCTCGGGCGGGTCGTTCGGCAAAGGCAGGATCGGAATGCCCGTCATCTTCTCCAGCGTGCGATAGGAGAATTTTGACGGGATGATCTCGCTCATCATGACGAACAAGTCGCGGGCACCGCGCTCCATCATCCGCTGCATCTTCTGGATGCGCAGAGAGCCCCACTGGCTCTTGATGTTCTGCGCCGTGGCCGTCTCCGAAGCCATGGAGGCACCGCGCACGATGTCGCTGATGCCGGTTATTTCGTAAATCCATTGCTTATAGGTGCCAATCGCCAGATCTATCTGCTGGATGGCCTGGATATATTTTTCGATCGGCCAGAAGACGATGGCGTTCTGCAATCCACCAGCAGACTGAGCCCACATCTCGGCATTGGCGATCGGCGCGAACTCGTCGTCCTTCAGATCGACAACGGTCTGCAGATCCTGTTCCGTCGTGGCATACCAGCCCTTCACCTTCATGGCGTGGATCAGGATGTTCTTGCGGCGTACCGCGTCCTCAAGGTCATCGGCCAGTTGGCGGTAGATCGAGAACGGATTGACCGGCATCAGACGGCCATTGACGGTGATCGGCTGGACCGGCGTTGCTGTGCAGAAGAACTGCGTCAGGCCGAGCGGATCATCGATCTCCTTGAGGATGACGCCGTGGTCATCGACGAAGATCACCTTGCGGCTGTTCTTGTCCCAGATTTCCCAGCCGTTGATGCCGTCCTTGCTGGTCTTGTTGCGGGTGTTGATCTCGTTTTCGGAAAGCTGCTCACCGATAAGCTGGGCGTCGAAGGATTTTTCCTCGTCTTCCTTCTCGACGCAGAAGCGAAAGGCTTCCCACGGGCGTTCATCCCAGCGCTTTGCGGGACCGTGGCGATAGTCGATCCAGCTTACGGCTTCGAAGCAGATCCGTTCGTTTTCGAGGCGTTCGTCAATGGGTGGGCCGCTGTTGTCTCCGATGCCGCGCTGCGGTTCCTCCACCAAGGATTCGAGGTCCGATCTATCATCGTCCCCGGCGGCGGCGGAGAGATAGCCGTCATCTTCTCCAGACGTTCCGCTATTGTCTGTCGCCAGCTCTGCGGCATCCTCGATCTCCTCATCTGTCGGCTCACCCGAGCCCACCACATCGCTGTAATAGCGCAGCCTGATAACGCCACGGCCGGCAAGAAACGCATCCTGCGCCTGTGCTTCTAGCTCCTCCTGAAGCTTGCTGTCGTCGATCTGAACGCGGATGACGCGCTCAAGGATATCGGAAACGACACGAGCGGCAGGATCGGAGTCCTGAAACCGGCGCCTGATGTCAGGAACCGGCGATGAATTGATGACGGCCGGAACGATCGTCTCGACGTTGGAGAACAGGATGTTGAAATCATAGCCGCCATATCGCGAAGCGCTGTTGGATGCCGGGATTTCCGCCGTCGTCTCGTTGGTATAGGCATCGACGGCCTTCTTGGCGTCGTCGAGCCACTTCTTTTCCTTCTTGCCTGCGTCCTCGACACGATCGAGCCACGCCTTGCCGCGCTTGCGCAGATCGGCTCCGGCCGTGGACAGGCCGTTGCGTAGCTTCCGAGGTGATTTCAATTGGATAATCCCTTTACCGGCGATCTCTCGCCCTGCGCTTGGCAATCATGGCGTCGATTGCCTGTTTAACGTCGAGGTTTGACGTGATCGTGCCGTCCGGCTTGGCTTCGAAGGTGTTCGTATGCTTGGGCGGTGCCTTCGGCTCAGGCTTCGGCCTTATCGAGCAGTTGACGGCAAACTCGCCGGCAGCATCAGCGCCGTGGCTGTTCTCGTCATGCAGAGGCGTTGTGTAGGTGTTGAGCGCATCGTTCCGCTTGCGTGAATACCGACGTAGCCTCTTCAGCCCCAGTTGGACGCGTGGCGAGGAATGGAAGTGCATGGCAGGGAACAGTGCCCGCAGCGCGTTGACGCGTTCCTCGGGGCCCTGTGCCACGCCTACCTTGATCGGCTTCACCCCGAGCGCTGTGAGCGTCTGATAGCGGGAACGAGCGCCAGCACCCCATTCGCGGTTCATGACATCGTGCGGCAGGTGATGCTTTAGATACTTGAACGCCACATCACGATCTGCATCAACCAAAGCGGCAACGCCGGCTTCCCTGTCAGGATTCAGTTCAGGCAGCGCAGCCTTGACGATCTCTTCCGCGCCATCGCCGCTGACCTCGAAATAGTCGATGGCCGTGACTGTCTCGCCGTCTTCCTGCCAGAACCAGATGGCGGTGTAGTCGTCTACACCGATGTCCCATGAGGTGATGACCGGCAGATCAGGATTGTGCGGGAAGAAGCCTATACGGCCCTCTCGCTCTGCCTTGGCGATATGCTTGCCGTAATAGCTACCCTCGGTGATCAGCTCATAGCCGCCACCCCAGACGTTTTCAGCTACTTCCGGGTCATTCTCGTAGTCCTCGTCCTTCTCGGTCTTCAGGACCTCAGGGAACCAAGGATTGTCGTACCAGTTGACATTGACGCAGATCATGCCCGTGCGCTGATTACCGCCACGGAAGAATTGATCAACCGCATCCGTATCGTGCCGCGGGTTCCAACTGAACCACAGCTCCGAACCGTCCTTGCGTATCGTCGGGCGCAGCATCTTGAGCGAATGAGCCGAAAATGTCTGCGCCTCTTCCACCCAGGCTATATCGAAGTCTTCAAGCGACTTGATGTTCTCGGCATTGTAGGACTGCATACCCCTGAAGATGATCAGGGAACCTGCAGCCGGCGTCTCTGCCTTGCCGCGGATCTCGTTCTCGAAAACATCGAACGCCCATATCAACCCGAACTTGGCTATCTTGTTGATCAGAAGCTGGCGGACGGAATCCTTGATTGTCGTCTGCACCTCTCGGATGCATGCAACGCGTGTCGTCTTCGAATAGCAGCGGATGACGATCTGTTCCGCGAAGAAATGCGACTTAGCGCCCCCTCGGCCACCGTACGCGCCCTTGTAGCGGGCAGGCTGCAGCAATGGCGCCAGTTTGCGCGGCGTATCGATGACCAAGGCAACCATGTGAGATGTCAACCCTGCTTCGGGTCTACGATCCTGTGGATAATCTCATGAACATGGGAATGCTCGATCGCCCCGCCATCTTGGCCCGTTACCTGTACCTTCTCTGCAAACATGCCTAGATGCTTGCCGAGCGTTGACCAGGCCGTGACGCGCGCCGAATGAGACGAGCCCTCGCCTGTCCTGTCTGCTTCTCGCATAAGTCCGGCAAGTACCTTTTCTACGGTTAGATCAACCTTCGCGTCGATCTTCTCGCGCCTCACCTTGATCGCTGCCGCAATTTCAACATGCTTCAACAGCCGCTGGCCTTGGGAATATGCCGTCCCCTCGCTGTAGCCAG